CCGATGAAGGAGAACCACAGCATTACGGTTTCATAAAAGGTCATTTCGTTTGTTCCTGTCTGAATAATGAAAAGAGGCTTAGCGCTTACTTACCTGGTGACTTTGGGTTAGTTAGCGGGGGTAATATCAATGAAATATTCTTTTCCCGTTTCAAACTGGCTGAATGCATCAGGGTTTGAGATATGCATGCTCAGCTGACCGCCTGGCGTGTACTTCGACCAGGATTTATTTTCAGGGCTGTCATCAGTTACAGCGAACAGGTTAACGGTGCGGTACGAATCGTCATCAGCTTTATTGATATGGTCGCAACGGAATTTGGCGCGAACGGTCATAGTGATTTTTCCTGTCTGGATTGTTCGATTTTTCGGATGTCTGCTTTGTCCTGATTGCATTTCTCAATCACGGTCAGCAGTTGCTCGTTAAGCGTGAGGCTGTCGCCCCAGGACATCTGGTAAGGGATTTCGGGGATTACGCAGTCAATCAGCAGACTGGCTGGCAGTGGTACGGGCTGTGCCTGCACGTATTCGGTTCGCGTGGTCCCGCAACTGCTCAACAGCAGCGACAGGCACAGAACGTTTAGCGCACTCATCGCCAGACACGGCTTTCTGAATAACGACGATACGCTCCGCTGATTGCTGGTCAGTTTTCTGCTTTGCATCTGCATTCGCCCGGACGATGGTGTTGATGATGGAGACTGTCTTCAGCACATTGGCCATTACCGTGCTGGCCTGTTTAGCGGCGTTCTCAGCTGTATCAGCCCGGTCGCTGTTACTTTTGTACTGGTAGCCGAGATAGCCACCAGCGCCGATCAGGCCGAACAGCATGATTAGAAGAACGACGGCGATCCCCGCTTTAATCTCTGCTGTCATGGCCTTTTCCTTTGATCTACAAGGCGACCGATGACACCGCACAGGGCGACAACTGCCGTTACCGTTCCCATGTATTCAGCCGGGATATGTGATTTGAGGTCATCGGGAAGTGTTGCCCATGTTGCCGGGATGACACCGGCCAGCGTCAGGCAGTGGATGGAGAACCAGCGCCAGCAGCGTTTCCAGTCATCAACTAAACGCATATCACACCACCAGGGCAGATTTAGCCTTCAGGAAGCGGGCACGGCGATCATCAATGCCGTTCTGTCCGCCATTGATAATCTGCGTTACGCGCACAATGTCGCCAGGGTACTTAAGACACCCACTGGTGATATAAAACCAGGCAGCACTGAGGGCAGCGTATTCATCCTGCGCCAGCAGTTCAGGCTGCGATACCAGATCGACCTTCAGGCCATTGCCACAGTTGCGGTAATTGGTCAGGCCGGTGATCTGGATAAGACCGCGACCGCGATAGAGCCAGCCGTCACCCGCTGCGTTATTACCCATGCGTTTGCTGTAAACGAGGTTGGCGATTGCGCGCTGGCGTACCAGCGGAAGCGGGGGTTCACCCGGGCGGCGGCCGAGAGTGTTAGCCTGGTCCTGCGTCAGTCGCCCGGCGCTCACAAAATCGGCCAGCCCGGCAACGCTGTAATTGAAACTCTCAACCAGACTGGTGAATCCGGTGCTTTCATGGCCCGTCTGGGCAATGAACATCGCCCGGTCAACTGGTCCAGTAATGCCGAATTCCTTCATCGCCGCGTCAATATGCGGAAACCAGCGCGCAGCTAACCCGGCGCTGAGACCAGCCGCCTGCTGAAATTGTGTCTGATTCATGAATTACGCCTTAGGATTGCCGCCAAAGCGGATGGCAAGGATATTCAGGAGCAACTTACGGAACTGCTCAACGCCGATAAAACCGATGCCGCCGCCAATACCGATGGAGAGTGTTTTGGGGATAGACAGGTATTCAAGCCCGGAGGCAGCCGTCAGCGTCAGAGCACCGCACAGCAGCCCTTCCAGCAGCATCTTTTTCCAGCCACCACCGCTGTATGCGATGCGCAGTCCGGCCATGACAACAGCAAGCAGGACCGCACCAACCGGTGTATCGCCTCGCCACCAGCTTTGCAGCAGCTCGTAAATGTCCGGCCATGAATGCGGATCATTATTCATTTTCATGGTCTCTACCCCCTTAAGGGGACTTGCGTGATTCGGAATTGTCTACATCCTGAACAGAGCAAGCCCGGTTAAACTTTTCAGTGTGATGTGAAAAGCCCTGGACTTAGCTGCCCCTGAATGCAGCAAACCCGCGAATACGCGGGTTTTTTATTTGATACTCAGGAACGTTCGGAAATAAAAAAGGCACCGCCGTAGCAGTGCCTTTATGTGAAGCTGATGTTAAAAATAACGCACAAATACATTAACAATATAACTAATTGAATGACATTATGGATGCGGATTAACCCTGTTAAGTTTTTATTTGCTCACCCGCACACTCCTGGAATGTGCGGGATTTTTTTATCTCATTTTGAATTCTGCTGCGGTGCCGGGTGCCTCCCGGTGGGTGAGGTACAGATACCAACACCCGCTTTTGACCGAGACTGCACTCATCTGTAAGCCCCTCCGCATAGGGGGATTCACCGCATTAGCGACAAATTATCAAAGCCTGCCAGCAAATAAAACCCCGCCGCACATCGGCGTTGATTACCTGGCTCGTCAGCCGCAGGGTTAATCTGGTGCCGGTTGAAGGCTTCGAACCCACGACATCCTGATTACAGGTCAGGCGCTCTGCCAACTGAGCTAAACCGACGAAAACAAAAAGCCCCATCATATAGACGGGGCTTTCGACCTGATGTGTGGGAGGTGTCAGGATCGTCATACAGTGCACATCAGGCAGTAATTTATTTACAAAACCATTTGCCGAGTGTCAAGCCTCATCAACGAAAAAACCCCGTGGGTTACACGGGGTTTCCGGCCTGACATGAGAGATGAATGATTGGACGGTTGAACAGTTCACGTCAGGCGATAGTTTATTTACAAAATCACTTCTGAACTGTCAAGTCTCAGAAATAAAAAACCCCGCTCGTTTGGCGGGGTTATGGAGTTCAGTCGCTTGCGGATGCAGCTTTGCGAAGCATAGCGCAATCTAACCAGTCACTGGCTCATTTTGCAAGTAAAATCTTTCGCTGTTTAAATCAAATGCGTCGCTCATTGGGCGGTAAAGCATCAACTCAGCCATACCGGCCCAGGCATCAATACGGCGTCGGCACGTCATAAAACTTAGATCCGGATGGGATTCGTTAAATTCTTCAGCTATTTCTCGCAGGCTCATTTTTTCCTGGTATCTTTTTTCGAGGATGCGCAGCAATCGTGGTGATTTCCTGAAAACACTGGCAATCACCTTATCCATAATCAGACCTTCATCATCAGTGCAAAAAACAAGGCTGCTGTGGCGGCTCCCCTGAAGCATATCGTTGACCCACGATTCAAGTTCTTTGGATGAACATCCTTTTTTACGCAGTGCCTTTAGTGCCTTACTTAAATCGTCCTGGTTAACAACATATTTACCCAAAAGCCTCTTAAACATATCCGCTGCTTTAGGGGATGAATTAATGGCGGACCAGCGACCCCACATTTTTAACTTGCCCTGTATCCATACACTTTCCAATGTGCGAAGGCGCAAATCTTTTCCGTCTGCTTTTCCCGTAGTCGATGGGTAGATCATAATATTCCTTCGTCTCTTAGGATTTGCTGGGTGCGGAAAACCCCCTCTGCGTGAAACAGGCGGAGATCTTCGCGTGAGAAAGGGGTTTTGATTCTGCCGTCTACGGCATCATGGCAGGCGCTGCATGCGAATGCTGCCTGCGCGTCATCAGGTTTAATGCCGGTGCCACAGGTACCCGCCAGGCGGTAATGCGCCAGCACCGTAGTTTCCGGGTTGAAGTTACACACGCCGGGCACACGAAGCTGACACTCGCGACCACGCGCTGCTTTGCGGAGATTCACTGAGTTAGCCATTGCGATCCCCCATTAAGCTGCTGGTGAATTCGCTTTCCGATCCAGTGCATGACCGGTACAGCCATGCTATTACCAATGGCGCGATACCGTGGGCCGTCCGGGCAGTCATCGGGGGTTTTACCGCGCCAGGGGATTTGAGTGTGATTGTCAGGGAAACCCTGAAGGCGTTCGCATTCAACTGGTGTCAGGCGGCGTACCTGCAATCCATGCTGAACAACATCGGATGATGCTCTGCTGTCCTGGGTGAAAGCTACATCGACCTGATAACCCTTACCCTGCGGCCCCGCCTCATCCTTACGACCAATGGTCGCATGCTGAATACAGATAGCCGGTGGCTGGCCGCTATTGGCGTGGCTTTTATCGTGATTTCCGGCGCGGAGAGTCGGGGATAAATCAGCAGTCGCATCAGCACCATTATCTTTGTAACTGAAAGCCATTACCGCATTTTCCTGGCCGTGATTCCTGCCCAGTGTATGGGCAAGATTTTTATTGGTGTCAGGGTCCTGGGTGCCATGCACTGCAAATGTCTCAACATCAAAATCAATGCGCTGTCCCTTGGCCGTCAGGCATGCGGCAACATCAATACTGCCGCTTGTATTCCCGCCGCCAAAAGCATGCTGGGTAATCAGGTGTCCGGCTTGTCCCTGGTTGTCATCTGCACCGCATGTTCCAACGCCGTTTGCAGTAAGGGCGGCAACTGCCTTCCCCTTCTCTCTGCTCGGCGCAGTATTCCGGCGCAGGCTTTCGGACTCAAAAAGTACCGCTGCGGGATCAAAGTCTGTTCGAGCACTTGCGACAACGAACACACGGCGGCGTCGTTGGGCCACTCCGAAAAATTGAGCGTCAAGCACTCGCCAGGCGACAGCTCTTTTTGGTCCCAGCACATAACCAGAGTTCGCCCATTTTCGCCCTGGTGATTCCAGTTCACAGCTTTCGCCGGCAAGCCCCGCAAGAAAACATCCGAAAGCGTTATCTCTGGTGTTAAGTACTCCGGGGACGTTTTCCCAGACGCAGATTGCGGCGGGGTAGCCGTCTGCGGTTCGTTGTCCATCAATAGCATTTAGTAAATCCACATAAGCAAGAGTGAGTTGGCCACGAGGGTCGGAAAGTCCGGCGCGCAGACCGGCAACGGAAAACGCCTGACATGGGGTGCCACCAACCAGAACTGCTGGGGCGTATACCTGTCCTGATCGAATCTGGCTGGAAATTTTTGTCATGTCACCCAGGTTGGTAACTGATGGCCAGTGATGCGCCAGCACTGCGCTGGGGAATTTTTCGATTTCGCTAAACCACTGTGGCCGCCAGCCTAATGGTTCCCAGGCAACGCTCGCCGCCTCGATGCCGCTGCATACCGATCCGTAATTCATCCGGCGAACTCCTGCAGCTGCGCGGCGGCGTTCTCGGCTTCCTGCTGCGTGGCAAAGGTGCGGAATAGAATGTGATACCACAGGACATTCAGAACGGCTTTGTACACCTCCTGGAATTCATCCTCTTTCATACTGGCGAAAGAGATTGAACGGGCTTCGCGGCGCTTTGTGCCATCCGGGAGGATAAATTCATCGTAAAATCCGGCTGTCATAACCGCCCACTTGCGGAAAGCCTCGAATGATTTAACCAGCGCCACTCCATCAGCCCGTTTGTTGCCGGTGCGCTCCAGATAGTCATCCATTGTCTCGTTGAGGATATTTTGATGACCAGTCATATTTATTAAGTATTCAACGTAACCGCGTAGTAGCGCTTTTTCCGATTCCGACACCGCGCCAGCCGTTGGCGTGTAATACTCAAACCCGAGATTCAACAGCGCGAAGAAGCGCTTATGGAAAAGATAATTGCGCGCCTGGCGGATTTCGCAGTTAAGCCACGTCCCCGATTTCATCCGTGCCAGAGCCTCAGCTGCTTCAGCATTGGCAGCCGCCAGCGTGGTCGGTGATGTTTTAACGAGATGTATTTGCGCCATAATCCTCTCCCCGGACTATTTAACAACGTGCAGATGGCTGACTTTCGGGCGGTAACTCCCCCAGTCGAAATTCACCCAGATACCGTTATCCATGGTCAGACGATCCATGATGCGGGCACCGAGCATTTCCCCGGTTTCCTGATGGGTTAAGTTTGTCAGGATCCCCACCGGGCGCAGGGAGGAAAGCCTGCGGTCAATAATCTGGTTCAGTACCACCCATTCGTTTTTTGATGCACGCTGCACACCTACGTCATCCAGCACCAGCAGATCAACGCGGCTCAGGTCTCTGAGCAGTGCCGACTCGGAACCCCCCTCTCCATCGTAGGTGGCACGGATCAACGTCGAGAGGTCCGGGATAGTGACAATCAGCACAGTGCGTTTGGTTTTAAGCAGGTGATTACCGATGGCGGCAGCCAGGTGATTTTTACCGGTACCGGGATTCCCGCTGAATACGAAGCTGCCAAAACCTTCACCAAAATTCTGCGCATACCGTTTCGCCATTGTCAGGGCG